TCTATACCTAGTGAGGCCCTTTTTTGCAGCGTCAGCAAGCCTACGAGAACCCTGTATCTCTAGAACTTCTTTTCTTATGTTTGGGTCTTCTTTAGCAATTCTTTTATATGTTAAGGCAGTGGTTCCATAACCTACATCTGGAGATCCAGCAGCTTGGTTTGCATACATATCGACCAATAAAAAATAATCCCTATTTTTTTTAACAACGCCAGTATTTTTATCTATCGTTACAAAACCATGTTTAGGATCGTTAATAAATTTCATAGCCGCGTCTAATTCTTCTTGAGATGATCTTCCTTTATCAGCTATGAACTTAACAAAGGGACTAGAAGCAGCGGACCAAAATTTATTATTTCCCTCGTAAGGATCAGCGTTAGGATCATAGCCGCGCCCACCCAATACCTTACTCGCCTTAGCAACTTTTTGTGGCATGGTGCGGCCAAGGCCTCCTAAACGTGTTCTATCTAACACATCAACTACAGGCTGTATCCAAGGTCCATTAGGTATTTCATAATTTTGACCCCCTTGTTTTATTCTTGCGGCAGCGTTGCTA